CGAGAGGAGCAGGAGGAGGAGGTTGTGGATCGGCCACGGATGCGGGAAGGCCGATGACGTGCCGTTCCAGCTTCCACTTCTGATCCCTTCCTATTCCCACGGCTCAGGCATCCATCAGGCGCACCCTCCCCCCCTTGGGGTACCGAGACTCATTCCCCCTGTGCACCGGAATCAGAAAAGGAGGTCAGGGGTGCTGGGGGCAATCAGCAGAGGGACTTGCATGTTCCGTAGGGAACGGAGTAGAGAAGGGTATGGCGAAGGACGGGCAGTTTGAGAACGCGAAGGGGGAGCCGCTGAACGCGGTGCGGAAGCGGGTGAACGACCAGAAGCGGATTGGGGCGATGCCGGAGGTGGCGTATACGCGGAAGGCGTTGGAGTTGGATACGCGGCAGTTGACGGGGCGGTTGACGCGGTGGTTGTTGGAGGGGGATCGGTTGGAGACGTTGTTGGCGGAGACGAAGCTCCGGGACGTGATGATTGCGGTGGGGATTATGACGGACAAGATGTTGCTCATGGAGGGGCAACCGAACGCGAATTTAGGGGTCCCGCAGCAGGCGAAGTTGGATCAGGTGACGGCGGCGTTGGCGGCGGTGATGCAGCAGCGGGGATTGGGGACGGTGACGGTGCGGGAGCGGACGGTGGAGTTGACGGAGAAGGAGCCGCCCGCGGGTGGATAATACATTCCTAGAGCGGTTGGAGGGGTTGGACCCTGCGAGTCTGGGGACGATGACGGACGACGAACTCGCGGCGTTAGCGCAAGAGGTGCTGACGCTCCAGCAGCGGGACCGGCAGACGAATCAGTTGCGCTATTACCTGCCGGTGTCCGACAAGGCGATTGCGATTCATACGAGTCGGGCGAAGATTCTGGGGATCGGCGGCGGGAATGGGTCGAGTAAAACGGACTCGGCCTTGGTCGAGTTGGTCATTCGCTGTACGGGCCAGATTCCCCACAGTTTGCAGGCGGTCTATCCCCGTGAGAAGTTGCGGGGACCCATCAATGCGCGGGTGGTGGTGGAATCCATTACCAACACGCTCGAAACGATTATCCTCCCGAAACTCAAGTGGTCCCATTGGCAAGGCGTGGACGAACCGGGGGGCCCCAGAGGCCATTACGGCTGGATTCCGCAATGGTGCTTGATCCAGGGGGAGTGGAAGGAGTCGTGGACGGCCCGCACACGCACCCTCGAAGTGCTCTACCGCGATCCCGACACGAGCGAGGTGCGCGGCATCAGCCGCATCCAGTTCATGTCCTACGACCAGGACCCCGCCGATTTCGCCTCCGGCGACTTTCATTTCGTGCTCCACGACGAACCCCCGAAGGAAGCCATTTGGATTGAGAACCTGGTCCGGGCGAAGCGCGTGAACGGCACGATGCTCCTCGCCATGACGTGGCCCGACGATCCCACGACGCCGGTGGATTGGATTATCGACCGCGTGTACGACCCCGCGCAACCCGGCCCCGACCATGAGGCCACCTACGACTGGATCAATCTCTACGCCACGGAGAACCGGAACCTCGACCAAACGGCCCTGGCCGAACTCGCCAAGACCTTGAACGCCGCCGAACGGAGCACCCGCATCTATGGGCAGCATCTCCGGTTGAGTAACCGCGTCCATCCCCTGTTCACCGACACCGACCATCTCTGGTGCTTCGGCTGTCAGGACCTCACGATTGTCGAGACCTCCGGGCGCTGCGGGGTCTGTCAGGGCGAGGACACGGTCGTGTTTAACCACGTCCATCCCGTCGAGGCGAATCCGTTGTTCCCCGTGCTGCATCTCCTCGATCCCCACCCCCGCAAACCCCACATGATGTGCTGGGTGCAGGTCGATGCGAACGACGATCTCGCCGTGATTGCCGATCTCGAAGTGACCGGCTCGCCCTCCGATGTCTCGGAACGGGTGCGGCTCCTCGAAGCGGAGTATGGGTGGACCACGGTGCGGCGGCTGATCGACCCGAACATGGGCCGCTCCCCCTCCGGCACCGACCGGAGCACCACCTGGCAGGACTCGTTTGAAGCCGATGGGTTGACATTTGATCTCGCAGATGATAGTGGGGTGGGGCGACAGACGTTGAACGACTATTTGAAACCCGATCCGCAGACCCGTCGGCCCCGTCTCACGCTCGACCCCCGGTGTCAGCGGACGCTCTATCAGATGAAGCGGTTTGCCTGGGACGATTATAAAAAGTCGATGGAACGCGATCAAAAGCAAAAGGCGAAACAGCGGCACGACGATTACCCGGCTCTTCTTCGGTACTGTGTCAATAGCAATCCTTCCTTTAGGGGGCTCAGAAATTCCGGACCACTGAAACTCATTGTCGGAGCCGGTCGTAAGCATGGCTATTAAACGCCGCAGTCTGACCGTCGAGGATCAATCGACATTCGTCAAGGACATTCTCGCCCGCTATCAAGACGATCTCAACGACCGCACGGATTGGTCGGAAGGCCGTCTCCAACGCTACGCGAAATATCGCGGCTGGCTCGAACCCAAGAACTATCCCTGGCCCGACGCCTCCTCGCAGCATATCCCCATGCTGATGTCGAACAGTCAGCGCACCCAGGACACCCTCCATAACGCCGTCCTCTCGACCCGCCCCGTGATGAGTGCCATTGCGATCAACGGTGCGGATCGGGACAAAGGCACGTCGATTGACGAACTGCAAGATTATCAACTGTTCGTGGAGCAGACGGGAGAAGAGAAGATCGGGGAATTGATCGACAGTTATGTGAACGACGGGAAGTTCGTCGCGTTCATTCCCTGGGTCAAGGAACGGCGCGAAGTGCTGCGCACGATCCCCGTCCCGATGCCCCAGGACGGTCAACCAGTTGAGTCCGTGCAGATCCCCATTCTGGCGCAGCACTTTCCCGGCTCCTATGCGGAACGCACGAAAGAGGACACCTATTATATCCGCTGGACCGATTCCTACCAGCAGAAGCAATCGGCGAAAGCCCTGTTCTTTACCGATGAGGACGGACGCCCGTTCGTCCAGCTCACGACCGATGAAATCATTTTCGATGGTCCCTGCCTGATTCCGAAAGCCCTCGAAGAGATCGTCGTCCCCTCCCGTGCCGCGAACCTGCAAGCCCCTGGTCCCTCGAATCCCAATGGGGCCGATCACGTCATTATGGTGGACTATCCCTCCTGGGATGAGATCAAGCGGCTCCAGGACCGGGACTACTACGACCTCCTCACGGAGAAGCAACTGGAGGTCCTGGAAGAGCGGGCCGAAGGCGACTCCGGCGATACCGGTTCGCAAACGATGGACGATACGGAGCAGCACAAGATTCAGCGCGACCTCTTGGCGGGTCAAACCTACGGCAACGCCAAGACGAGCGCCAAAGTGTTTACGCGGCTCACCTATTTTGGACGATGGGACCTCGACGACGATGGCTTGGAAGAGGAAATCGTGGCGCGGGTGCTGCTCGAAAAGAAATACCTCTGCCGCGTGCGGCATTTGCAAGAGGAGTTCCCCACCCCCACCCCACGCCGTCCCTTTGCCGAAGCGACGTTTCTCCCCGTGCCGGGACAGTTCTACGGGATTTCGCTCCTCGAACTCCTGGAGCATTTGCACAATCTGACCAAAGTGCTCCTCGATCAGATGATCGACAAGCATACCTTGGCGAACTCCCCGTGGGGCGTCTATCGCTCGGCGTCAGGGGTGCGCCCGGAAGTCATTCGCATGGCCCCCGGCGAACTCTACCCCGTGTCCAATCCGCAACAGGATATTGTCTTTCCGGCCCTCCCACAGCAGGACCAGAGTATCGCCTTGAATCTGATTGCGATGATTCAGCAATGGGCGGATCGCACGTCGATGCAAGGGGCCTTACAATTTGGGGGCGTCCCGCAGGGTAAAGCCTCGGCGCTCCGCACCTCCACCAACATGAGTTCGGTCTTGCAACAGGGCGATGCGCGACCGGAACGCATTCTGCGTCGGTTCTTCCGGGGCTTGGCCGAAGTCTATACGCAGATGCACGAACTCAATCAGGCGTTTCTCCCCGCGAAGAAGCAGTACCGCGTCACGGGCGTCCAGGCGCAAGGGGCCGACCCCTATCGCACCGTTGAGACGCCACAGGCCATTAGCGGACGCTTCCAATTCGATTTCAAAGCGAACGCCTTGAACACGAATAAGGCCCTGACCTCGCAAGTGTTGAGTGAACTCGCGCCGATGTTGGTGAACGGGATGATGATGCAAAGTGGACTCGTCACCATTGAGAACGTCTACAATCTCATTCGGGACATCATTCAATCGAAGGGCCAGGACGAGAATAAGTACATTAATGCGCCGCCGCAATCGAAGATTCCGAAGATCACGGCGGAAGATGCGATGGGGCAGATGATTTCCGGCATTCTGCCGCAAGGCCGACCCGCCGAAGGGGCGCAGGCCCATCTGGAGTTCCTCAAGGCGTTTCTCCAAGACCCGCGCATCATCGAAGTGAGTACCGAACCCGCGTTCCAATCCATCTATAAACAGTATGTCCAGAACGTCCAGCAACTCGCCCTGCAGGAACAGCAACAGGCGCAGCTGGCGCAACAGTTCGCTCAAACCGTGGGCGGGGGCGGGAACGCGCAACCGGGACCACAAGGGCAGGTCGATCCGAACGCGATGCACCAGGGGATGCAAGGTCCAGGGCAAGTCAACGATGAATCACTCCCTGGAGCCAAAGGGCAAATGGGATGAGGACGCTCTTTGACGACGAAATCTTGGAAGGCTCGCCTGAATGGATTGACCAAGAGTGGGAACGGATGGAACGAGAGAACCCAGACCAGAGTATCGGACTCAGAGAAGAATTGGAACCCCTCCCCCACCCCGCTCCGCTCTTTCCTCTCTCTACGCCTCCAGTTCCAATCCGCTCGTTCGGAACCGCGTCCGGTAGCGCCCCTATTATCTTGTCAGAAGTGAAAACTGTCAATAAGAAAACGCCAACATTAGAGAAAATTAATGTTCATCCACATCGGAGTAGGACGATTCCTAATGTTCGAACCATCAAAAAATCGGCTGAGATCCGAAAATCAGTGCTGTAATGTGTCGATGCACCGCAGTATGGTCTGTCTGAAACGGGCCTATGACCCCTTTCCTGAATGGATGCAGGACTGGTCAAAGAGACAATCTGAACGGTTTCGACAGTCTCAGACTGTGGCAAAACGCGACAGTGTGGGGAGACCATGAAGGAGTTGGAGGCCGAAATTAGCTGTCCGACGTGCCATACCCTGTATGCCCAGGTCTATCGGGTGCAGCGGAACGAAGTGGTGTGGGAGCATGAAACGGTGCCACCCGATGCCCCGAAATACTGTACGAGGTGCGAGACGGTCTTGGAACGGACCTTGACATGAGTGTGCAAACGGAGTATGCGAAAGACCTATGAATGTATATCTAGGGCAAGGCGATCCACATACCTTAACAATCGCGGAACTGCCATCCTGTTCGCATACTCCTTCGGTGTTAGGGAAGGAGATGAATGTACGGCAACCCGTGATTCGGGACCCGTACCTTCGGCGTGTGATTATTGATCTCTTACGTCAGCAAGAGGGACTGAAGAAAAAACTCCAAGCCTTACTCGATTAGCAAATTCGCTTACCCGCGCAGACCATGCCGCGACACAAGCTACCCGTCATCCGACTGGTAGCTTTTTTTATGGAGTGCGATGCCCCCCACGAAACGTGAAATCGACAACTGGATGCAGCGGCAACCGGTGGGAGTCCAGACGGACCCCACCCTCATGCGCCTCGTCACCAGTGCGGTCGTCAGCACCGAACGGCTCACCGGATGCCAAGAATGGGACCAATACTTACAACGACTCCAACCCTGGCTCAACGACGCGATGGCCGCGACGCAGGAATGGTTAGTGCGTTTGAGTGGGGCGATGACGGACCAGGATGTGAGGATTGCCCAGATGAACTATCACGCCTGTCAGGCTCGTGTGGCGACGTTGCAGGAAGTCATGCAACTGCCGAACGAGATTCTGAAGGCGCGGTCACAGGCCGACCATAATACGCCTGCGGTAGAATCAACCATAACTGATGCGAGAGGTACGATATGAGCGACGAACCCGTCATCCCAGTGGTCAGTGAGATTCCGGTAATCGACGCCCCTGTCGTCGAGACGGTCGTGGAGACCCCTCCCGTCGTCACGACAGAAGTGGACGAGTCGCAGGAACCTTCGGCACTCGCGCCGGGTGGCGACCGATTCAAGCAGGTCTGGGCGCGTGCCAAGTCGGCGGAAGCCAAGTTGGAAGCGCAAACGGCGGAACTTCAGCGAGAGCGCGAAGAGCGCATTCGCCTCGAAGAACGCACGAAGGTCCAGGCCGAGGAGAAGAAGAAGGCGGAACCGGAATGGAACTGGGAGCAACTGGAAGGGTTCATTGCCGAGGGGAAGATTACGCGGGCCGGTGCGGCTGAGTACCGTGAGAAGTTGGTGGCGGAGAAAGCGACCGTGGCCGCGGAACAGCGGTTGGAAGCGAAACTCCAGTCCACGTCGCAACAGACCACGGTGCAATCGGAAGTGGACCGCTATAAACGGGCGGTGCCGGAAGTCATGCAGCCGGGGAGTGCCGAACGGGTCAAAGTCGAACGGGAGTACGCCTATTTGACGCAGACCTTGGGGTATCCCGGCACACGGGCCACCGAACTCGCGGCCATGCGGGCGGCGTTGGGTGATGCCGATACGGTGGAACGGGCGGCACAGGCGAAACAGACCTCGACGAAGGAACCCTTTATGGAAACCCATTCGTCCTCACATAAACCCACGGCGACCGGGAAAGACCTCGTGAAGGGGTTGGACGACCGGAGCCGCAAGCATTACGAGAAGATGATTGAGCGCGGACGCTATAGCGGGTGGGATGAAGTCCGGGCGGAACTGGCCTGGGAGAAACCCACACTGGCGGCGAAACGTGGCTGAACTGCTCCTCAAGAAACAGTGGACGCGCCACACCTATCTGGCCGATCAAGAAGTGGGTGGCAAGAAGGCGGGGCGTGCCGCAGGGGGCTGGGTGAGCGATCTCGCGGCTCAGAAGAAAGTCATTACCCTCTGTCAACACTGTACGCATAAATTCAATCCGGCACGGGTGAACTACCGCAAGGAAAAGGAGTTCCCCGTCTGCCAAGCGAAATGCGATGGGTGTTCGACGTTCGACCCCTATTGCAGCCTGTATATTGCCGACGATCTCTATACCCAAGTGCGTTCGACCGCCGAGGAGCGGCGAGCGTTGGCGCGATCACGCGAGACGCGGATCAAGCAGGGGTTTCTCTAACACTGGACACAACCACTCGTCCACGGACGGAGTGGCACACACAAAGGAGTCTCATTATGCAGTATTTAGGCGCATTCAGCGGGAACTCTCCCGTCATTAAGCGGTACAAAGCGAGTGCCACTGGCTATGTCCCTGGCATCATCATGGCAGCCTCGGTGGCGGGTGCGAGCGGGCAGATGTCCACGAGCACCACGACCGCCGTGACGGACACCATCGGGATCTTGCTCGATAACGGCAATCTCCAAGGCGCGAGCGTCCTTTATAGCACCACGCAAGGGTCCGAGGAAGCGGTGTTCGGCGTCATCGTGAATCCCGATGCGATCATTCGGGCACAGATGGTAACGGGGGCGACGGGGACGGCGGTCACCGCAGAAACCGTGACCACAGCCGCCTCGAACGGGTTGACCATCACGGCGACCGGTGCGGCCAACTTCACCTCACCGGAAAAGGACGAAGGCACGGTTTGGTATACCTCTGGGGCCAATGTGGGCAAGTCCCGCAAGATCACGTCAACTGCCGCGACCGTGATTACGGTCATCGTACCGTTTGCCGCGAATGCGGTGGGCGATACGTTTCTCAGTTCGGGTGCCGCGATTGGATTGCGGTTCGTGACCACCACGACCGATTTACTGAAACTCCGCACCGATGCGATCAATACGTCGGGCGCTGCCTTAGCGGTTATTGATCTGGAATTGAACGGCACCGCCGATTCCTACGCGCATCTGACGTATCAAGATTGTGTCTGGAACTACACAACGTAGACGATATTACATAAAGGAGTCTGACTATGGCAGTCCCACATTCGACCGGCAACTTCGGGGACCTCATTGATAAACGGGTCACGAAGTTGTTCTATGACAAGTACAAGCAGCTTCCCGACCGCATTGCCGATTTCTATGCGATTGAATCGTCCAGCGATTCGTTCGAGAAATGGTCCGGCGTCGGGTCCTTGGGCGATTTCTCGCAGTTTTCGGGTACCGTGATCTATCAGAGCCAATCACAGGGCTATGACACGACCGCGACGCACGTCCCGTTTGCGAACGGCATTCAGATCGAACGGGAACTCTACGACGATGACCGCCACGGCATCTGGGAACGGCGTCCTGTCGCGTTGGCGCAAGCCGCACAACGGACCCGCCAAAAGCATGCCGCGAGGATCTTCAACAACGCGTTTGCGACCGACACCTTCTTCTACAATAACAGCGAAGGCGTCTCGCTCTGTAACGATTCCCATATCACGAACTCCGGCGCGTCCACCGCTGCCGGATTCGATAACCTCGTCACCTCCTCGCTGTCTGCCGTCGCCGTGACCTCGGCACGGATTCAGATGCGAGGCTTCCGTGGCGATGTGGGCGAACGCCTCTCCGTCATGCCGAACAAACTCATCATCCCGCCCGACCTCTACGAAATCGCCTACGAGATCGCCGAGAGCGAAGGGAAGGTGGATTCGGCCAATAACAACGCGAATGTCCATAAGGGCAAATACGATGTGAGCGATTGGGAGTATCTGACCGATACGAACAACTGGTTTATGATCGACGGCACGGCCCAGAAGGACAGCCTCACCTGGTTCGACCGCATTCCCCTGGAGTTTGCGATGGCGGAAGAACTCGATACGCTGATCGCGAAGTGGAGGGCGTACATGCGTTACAGTTGCGCATGGTGGGATTGGCGCTTCATCCTAGGCGGCAACGTATCTTAACAAGCACTTACGAGTGCTGACGAGCCAAGTGGTGTGGGTCTATGAGAGACCTGCACCACTAGAACGGTAGGACTTCCATGAATTTCAACGGTCACATTGCCCTCGCCAAGCCCAAGAAGGCGAAGGCGGTCAAGATGGAGAAGGTGATGCACGAGTTCAAGATGGGCGCGTTACATTCAGGGTCGAAGGGCGGACCGATGGTGACCAATCGTAAACAGGCGATTGCCATTGCCATCAATGAAGCCAAACGGAGGAAATAATGCCGAACCGATACTACACCGCGTTTCCGTCATTGAAGATCAGTGCCAAGGGCGCACGGCCCTCGAATCCCGCTGGCACGACCGCTGCGATGCCAGAACAGTGTGGGTTTACGACGATGGCGATGCCTGGGAAAACCCAATCGAAGGATCGTGGAAAAGGACTGAAGAAGGTCAAGCAACATGCCTGTTCCAAGGGCATCTAATCCCCCCTCTGGGGCGCGAGAGCGGGGGTCATTTTTATTGTGCCATAAGGAGTCACGATCATGGGGTATCTGACAAAATATGGAAGTTTCTGGGGGTTAGTCCCGACCACATCAGGACGTATTTTCTGGGTCGCGCCGACCGCGCAGTATACGGTGGAAGGCCGTACCTACGGCGCGAGCGATGACAACGATGGGTTGTCGCCTGAACGCGCACTCTTGACCGTCACGCAAGCCATCACGAACGCCACCGCGAACGTCAGCGATGTGATTGTGCTCTTGCCAGGCTCGCATAGTTATGCGGCCACCATCACCATCAGCAAAGCGGGGTTGACGATTGTGGGGGTGAGTGGAGGCAGTAACAAAGATACGAACCGCTCCAATGCTGGAGCCAAACGGTTACGGTCACAAATCACCTGCACCGCCACGGCAGGCATTGTCTTTACGGTCTCTGCCGTCGATACCGAGATCGCGTTCATTCACTTTGCGCCTGTCGCAGCCGGTGGACGCGGGATCAGTTTGTCTCCCCTCTCTGGGGCGGCGAACCGTACCTACATTCACGATTGCACCTTTGCCTTGATAGCCGTCGCGTCCACCACGACCTATGGCATCACGGTCCCCGCGGGTGTGACCGCCGATTTGCTGGAAGATACCTTGGTGGCGAACTGCTATTTCCTGTCCGGTGGAGCGGCCAGTTCGGGGGCCAACGGACCAGGGGTGAATCTCCTGGGCACCTGTCACGGCTTTACCATTGAGCAAAGCACCTTTCAGCTCAAGGGGACGGCAGCCTGGGCCGCCGCGATTCTCTCCTCGCAAGCGGGGACGCTCGGCGTCCTCATTCGGGATTGCGATTTTATGAACCCGACTTCGGCCACCACGGTCATTACCACGGCCTATTTGGGCACGGGGCAAACCGTCGATGGCTCCAGTCAGATGTATCGGTGCTATTTCCCCGCTGGGACAGACGGCACCACGGCGACGGCGAGTGCGGACGTGTCGATTGCCGAGTGTTATCAGTCGAGCATTGCCGGTGGCACCTTAGCGACCGCGAGCTAACGATGATACATCTCACGGACTCTGGATTCCCCGCTGGAACGATCATCGTGGCGGCGGGGATTCAGCCGAGATACTACGAGTTCCAACTCTCGTTGGATGGGGTGGGTGCCCCTGCGGGCACCAAACTTCATATCGAACGGAGTTGCGATATTACGCAGAACTTCAATAACGGCGTGAAGAAGATGACGGGAGAGTGGGCGTGGTTCTTGGGTGATGACCACGCCTTCTCTCCTACGTTGCTCATGCGCCTGCTGAGTCACAACGTCGATGTCGTGGTCCCGATTACCCCATGCAAAGTGCCCCCGTGGGCCCCGTGCGTATTGAAGGGACCAACCTGGCATCTCAATATGCCGTTGTATCATTGGGACGAGTTATCGGGGCCTGGTTTGTTGCCCCTGCCCGTGGGGGATTTCATTGGACAGGCCGGCATGTTGGTGCAGAAGTCGGTGCTCGATAAGATTGGGTACCCGTGGTTTAAGTGCGGGCAAATTGACCCAGGACGCTTGCAGGAGGATATGACTTTCTGCCGTGAACTCCAGCAACTCGGCTATACCGTGAACATCGACCAGGAAGTGATCTTCGACCATTATGGACCCGTATGTATTACGGCACGGAAGGTTGATGATCGGTGGGTACCGTCTTTACGAGCGGGCACGGGCAGTGTCGTCGTCCTTCCTGAGTTACCTCGTCATGCCGAGAATGCCAATTCTCAGCATGTCGCGTTTCAAGGGAATCCGAACATCCTGTGGCCTGAACAACCGTCGTTACTCAGGACGTAACGCCGTTTTCTGTCGTGTACGGTTGTCCTGCGAGAATCAGCTCATAACCTGAAGGAGAGATTATGGAAGTTGCGAGCAAGCCAAAGACCGAGATCGACCTGAGTAAACCGCTCCTTCGCCACCATCAGCGTGAGGAGTACAAAGGGGAAATCGAGGCGATGACCGAGATGATTCCGCAGCTCAAGACGCCGCAAGACCGTGGCGATGTGCAACGGCGATTGGGGCGGCTCAAGCAATCCCTGGAGGCACAAACGCCTGCGGAGATTACCGGCGCGATGAAGGATCGGCTCCAGGCCCATGCGACCGAGTTGGAACAGAAGATTACGTCGGGGATGCTCTCGTCTGAAGAGATGCGGAAGAATCCTGCGGGCGCGGTGGGGCAGCACATGAAGTGGGAGCGGGCGAATAAGTCGGACATTCTCAAGTGGAAGAATATCCAACAGTTGTTGGAACCGACGAGCGACGATCCAGACCTCTCGAACTTCGAGCGGTTGCGACCGAACGGGGCACAGGATCGGGTGCGGGTCAACGCCCAGATTCCCGGCAAGATGAGTTACGGCACGATTCCGCAACAGAATTGGGATCAGGCGTTTGAAGGACAGGGACCATCGAATACGGCCTTGCAGCAAGCGAAGCGCGTCCAGAAGCCGTTGAGCGAGGAACAACGCAAAATCCTCTGTGACCGTCTCGCAGCGGCCCGTGCGATTAAAAAACAGCAACAGGCAGAGGCGAAAGCCATCGTGCTGCCATCACCCAACGAGGTCTAATATGGCGTTTCCCTGGATATTAGAAAGTAATTTCGAGCAAGGAACCAGTACGGAATGGACCTCATCGTCTGGAGAATCGGCAGGGGTATTCGATTTTCCGCATTATAGCGTGCTGTCCAATCAAGTGACGGCTCCGGTGCCCTATCGTGGAGCCTATTGCATGAGGATTGTGACCGCCAGCGCCACGGATAGAACCGTGACCTCCACGACCATTGCCATTGCGGACCAAGGGACCGCGTTCTTTCGCTGGTATATGTGGATTGGGACAGAATTTACGGGGACTGCTGACGACACCTTGAACATCTTTGAACTTCAACAGGCCGGTGGCACCATCGAACAATCGGTCAGTTTACGAGTCACGGCGGCCACGAACCTGTTAGAAATTGGCGTCGGCGATGGGGTCGTGGCGACGAGTTTCGTGTCCTTCCCGCGTGGGCGATGGGTGAATGTGGAATTGCAAGCGAAGGTCTCGACGACAGGCGTGGGGACCATGACGTTGTTCCTCGATGAAGTATCGGCTATTGCGCTCACCACGCTCACTCAAGCGGCGGCAGTAGGACAAGGCGTGTTGGGGACACAAGATACCCTCGCCACCACCACCGGCGGCATCTATCTCGATCAGTTCGTGATGGACGATGCCCGTATCTATGGCATTCCCATTCGCTATCCTGAGAACGTGCTGCTCACCAAGACGGGGCATGTGTTTGTGGGAACCGGCGTCGTAGAGAATGCGTCGCTCTTGTCTGGAGTGGCGACCGATAACGTCTTGCAGATTTTCGACACCGACCAGAACAACACCCTCCATGCCGGACGGATGAAGTTGGAACTGAAGAACGTGGTCAACAGCGATATTGTGGACCCCGCAGGCGTGCCGGTCCAACTCCAACGCGGGTGCTATGTAGTACTCAGCGGCACGAATCCGCGTGCCATGATTACGGTCGGATTCGCGCAAGGGTATTACAGCCAGGGACGCATCAAGCAGCATGGTGTGCAATGGAAGAATACGCCTGGGGCATGGTAAATGAGCCACTGCGCTAGCTGTACCTGTCAGCCGGTGACGAGCGCGTACCATA